GCGTTAAAGGTGACACTGGCGACACAGGTGCTACTGGAGCAACCGGCGCGACTGGTGCAGGTGTTGCTATTGGTGGAACAGCAGGACAAGTACTCAGCAAGATTGATGCAACTGATTACAACACCCAATGGATTAACTTACCAAGTTATGATGCGAACTATGCAAACTTTGCTGGTACAGTTGTAAATGCAGCGCAAGCAAACATCACTAGTCTTGGTACATTAACTAGTTTAAATGTATCCGGTAACATAACTGCTAGTGGTTTTATTAGTAATGTCGCAACTGGCACTGCTCCATTCTCAGTTTCAAGCACAACACAAGTTGCTAACTTATCTGTTGCGACTGCAGGTACAGCAAATACAACATTGGGTGCTACATTGGCTGCAGGATCTGCAACAACTACTTATCCTGTATTTGCAACAAGTGCAACTGGCAACAATCAATTACAAACTGATAGTGCTACATACAAATATAATGCTAGCACAGGTCAATTACAAGCAACTTCATTCAGTGGTTCATTAAGTGGTGTTGCAAGTTCCGCAACTAGTATAGTAACAAATACTAGCACACTTGCTAGTGTACCAATATTGGGTATTAATAGCAATAGTAATAATTACACTTCTACTGCTATAAAAAGTTCAAACAATCTTACAATGAATTTAGCAGCCGGTTCTATTACTGCAACTACATTCGTTGGTGCATTGACTGGATTGGCGAGCAGTGCAACAGTAGCCGCAAGTGCAAATAGTGTGGCAGGTGCTAATGTATCTGGTGAAGTAGCAAATGCAGCATATGCAACAACTAGTGGTCTTGCAACATTCGCAACTACAGCAAATGCAGTAGCAGTAGGTAATGTTGTTGGCATCGGTAACATCGCAACTACAAATTACAATGGTAATGGTAGTCAAGTACTATCCGGTAACGGGTTATGGATTGCACAGTCTGGTGGCGGAGGTGGTTCTCCTGGTGGAGCAAACACTCAACTACAATTTAACGACAACGGCGTCTTTGGTGGAATCAGTACTGTTACTTACAACGGCACAAGTTTAAACCTTGGCTCTGTATCTAACATAAATATCAGTGGAGGTACAAGTGGTTATGTACTTCAAACAAATGGCTCAGGAACTCTTTCTTGGGTAGCGCAATCAGGTGGTGGCGGTTCTACAGTAACTGATTTCACCCCATCATTCTTGCTGGGAGGCATGTAAAATGGCAGTATCATATAAAGTTCTGGGACAATCGATTCCAGCAGCAACAACAGCAACAGACTTGTATACTGTTCCAGCAGCAACATCAGCAGTTTGCAGTACAATTAGTATTTGCAATCAAGGTCCAACTACAACGGTGCGTGTAGCAATTCGTCCTGCAGGTGCAGCACTTGCAACTAGTCAGTATATTGTGTATGATGCAATTGTATCAGCAAACGACACATTGTTCCTTACATTAGGTGTTTCGTTAGCAGCAACTGATGTGGTAACAGTTTATACTAGCCTTGATACTGTTTCATTTAGTCTGTTTGGTTCGGAGATCGCATAATGAGTATTAATCTTGTTAGCAAGACGGGTATCAATAATGGTCGCAGAGATATACCAATTAGTACTCCATTACCATTAGATAATCAAGTTACTATTCCTTGGATAAGACCAATCGATTGGTTAACATTACCTACAATTTCTCCTACTGAAGATAAACTTGCTGGTTTGGTAGCAATACATGATACATCGAGTAATTATCTAGCAATGACTATTGGTACAACCGGAACTACCTTCGGTGGTATTGGATTTATCAGTGATGGAACTGGTCCGGCAGGCCAGGGCGCAGCTGGAAACATATATAGCGGAACCAGTTTTGCAAACTTTGTAGTAGGTCAATATTTATCTGCTACCGGTATAACGGCTGGCACTTATATTACTGATATTAATTTGGCTACATTTACCGGTAGTTTTAGTGGTACTACATTAACTATAACTAATGTTACTAGTGGTACAATTTCATTAGGTATGGTAATTACTGGATTATCAAATTTAAATGGCGTATATATAAAAGCATTTGGTACTGGTACCGGCGATACTGGTACCTACATAATAAGTGCATCCACCGTCGGTACACCTACGGCAGGTAGATCATATATTGTAAGTATTAGTCAGCTTACTGCATCTACTACTAATATTAGTGGTTATGCTCCAATTACAATCGATTGGGGAGATGGCACAACAGAGACAGTTCCAGGTTTTGGTATACAACAACATAGATATAATTATAATGATATTAATATTTCAACATTGAGTACATTAGGTTATAAACAAGTTATTGTTACTGCAACTTCGGCCGACCCTACTGTAGGTATTATTAATAGTTATAGTTTTATTGTACAATATGTTAATAGTCCAACATTACCGTTATATTATAATAAATGGCTTGACATGCGTATTAGTGGGCCAGGTCTCACCAGTCTACTGCTTGGCTCAGCATCTGCTACTACTCCTTGCGGATACCTTGAACAATTTGAATTATTATCAACTGGTACAAATTTTAGTAGTGCTTCTACCTTTGCAAATTGTTTTAAATTACAATCTATTCCAACATATAACCTTTCAAATATTACCTCATTGTCATATGATATGAATAGCATGTTTAATAATTGCACTGGTTTAGTGGTTGTACCATCTAGTATTGATTTTTCTAACATGAATAGTTTATTTCAGATGTTTTCTGGATGTACAAATTTAGCAATTGTACCCGAATTAAATACTCCTAAAGTTACCAGTACTCGATTTATGTTTAATAATTGCGGTCAATTACGGTCAATACCTAATTTTGATTGTTCAAAGGTAACCAGTGCACAAGCCATGTTTCAAAATTGTAATTCATTAACTACAATACCACCATTAAATTTTTCATCATTATTAATCACTACTAGTACCATGTTTAGTAATTGTACCTCATTAAAAGTTGCACCATACTTTAATACAGAGAATGTTACTGCATGTGATAGTATGTTTAATTCCTGCTATGCCTTAAATACTCTGCCTGCTTATAATTTGCAAAAAGTGACAACGACGGCAAGTATGTTTCAATATTGTTATGGTTTGTCTGAATGTCCTGATTTCAATCTTCCAAAAGTAACTACTATGTTTAACATGTTTTCTGCATGTAACTCATTAATTAATGCACCTACTTTACAAACTTCCAATTTATTAACTATAGTCAACGCTATGTTTTCAGGATGTCAATCATTAATTTCAGTACCATTGTTTAATACAGAGAGTGTTACTACTTTTAATAGTACTTTTAGTGATTGCAGAGCATTACGAAATATTCCGTTATTCAATACTAGCAAAGCAATTGATTTAAGTCTAATGTTTGGAACTTGTCAAAGTTTAGAATCTATACCATTACTCGATACCAGTAATGTAACTATCATGAATAGTATGTTTTCAACTTGTAAACTTTTACAAACAATACCATTATTAGATATGACTAAGGTAACTACCTGTACAGGTATGTTTTTATCATGCACGTCCTTAAATGAGGTTCCATTATTAAATACCAGTAATGTAACTAATATGGCTAGTATGTTTCAATTTGCATCATCACTGAAAAAAGTTCCATTATTAAATACGGAAAAGGTAGCCAATATGACATTAATGTTTAATCAGTGTACAACATTGGAAAGTATACCACTTCTTAATACGAATAAAGTTACTGCAATGAATGGTCTATTCCAAAATTGCACTAGTTTAGTAAATATTCCAATATTGGATACTAGCAATGTTACTACCATTGCATCAACATTCACCAGCTGTACTAGTTTAGTGAATATACCTGCATGGGATATGAGTAAACTTACTGCCGCGGTGGGTACAATTTCTGGTAACAATATTTCTAGAATACAATTCACTGGGTCAAAAGTTCAAATTGCAATTACCAATTGTGGTTTGCAAAAAGAAGCATTAGAAGAATTATTTACTAATGTAAGTGCTAATACAATTACATCACAGACATTAACTATTACTAATAATCCGGGTGCTGATCCTATTATTACTAGCGGGACATTGGTTGCAGGTCAAGCAATAGGTTCAACTACATTAACAGTATCAAATAGTGCGGCATATAAAGTAGGAATGTATTTGGTAGGAAGTAACCCGGTGTTTCCTTCAATTAGTGTGACACTACAAACCGGTGTTAATACAGTTACTTACACAAATCATGGATTTTTAACTGATACTATGGTAGCATGGAGTGCAGTACCACCATCTGCAACACCATTGACAATTAATACCATATATTATGTTATTAACCCAACTGCAAATACATTTCAAGTTGCGCTTACTAAGGGTGGTGCACCGGTAGCAATTGGTGCTAATATAAATAGTGGTTGTGTTCTTAGATATGAAACAATAATTGTTGATGTACCTACATCAACTACAATTGTAGTAAGTGTTCCAACTAAGGTCGTTAGTACAGCAGCGGTAGTAAATGCAAGGTATTTGAATACCAATATTGCATCATTCAAATATTATAATGTGACAGGATAAAAATATGTTTTACAAATACGAAAATGAAATATTAATGTTTGGCCCATATGTAACATTTACCGATGGAGTTATGCTACATATAGACACTACCGACTTAAGTACACTGCCCGTCGATGGTTGGTATTACTTTGCTACTGAAGAAGAAGCCAAAAACTATTTCGGTATCCCTCTAGATATCGTAAGTGAATAAATACTTGTTATGATTGATTTTAGTTCTGCTCAACTTACCTGGATTGTAATTGGTGCCTGCTCAATGGGCGGTACCGGGTTCCTCAACATGAACAACAAGATAGAAGAATTAGATAAAAAGGTTGCAGTGTCAATAAATAGTGTTGAAAATACAAGCAAAAGCCTCAGTGAAGTAAAGTCACAGCTTACTCGTATTGAAGACAAATTAGATAAGAAAAGGTAAATGAGATGGACAAATTAATTGATGCGATGAAGATTTACTTCGCAACAAACTTTCAGTATTATACAAAGGCACATGGCTATCATGTTAATGTAGTTGGACCTGACTTCTTTCAGTATCACAAGTTATTTGAAATGGTCTATGATGATGCACAAGACAACATCGACCTGATAGCAGAAGAAATACGAACACTACAGGCAATCGTACCATTCAGCATGAAACGAATCAGTACTTTAGCCAAAGTAAGTGATGCATCAGACACACCAGCTGGACTAGAAATGGTCAAAGAATTGCTTGCTGACACCGAGATTGTTTGCGAAACTATCCGTGTTGCACATGCACTAGCACAAAAAGAAAACTGCTATGGACTGATTAATTACTTAGAAGGTCGTCTTGATGACCACTATAAGATTCAATGGATGCTAAGATCAACATTGGGCAAATAAAAATATTGTATGTTGTAAAGAAAGCATAAATATTTTTGTACAGTGTAGTTTTTAAAGTCTTCGTACTACGCCATAGTCTATTTCCTTTATGGTTGCACTGTACACTTTTTTCGCAGGGGTGCTAACGCTTAATTCTTTATTTGCATTCTGATTCCTATTGTTAGCATCTCTGCACTCTACAACTAAAGCACGACTAGATCGTGCTTTTTTGTGGATAAGTATTTGTTGTAAGCACCTCGCAATAGTAACACCAATCATATCTGAGTACGGATGACTCAGAGCATTATCTGTGCTATAGCAATAGGTGCTTACCTACAACGGATGTTCCAAATGATAAATCTGTACATTGATACCTTTCAATGCAAGAATCATTTGCTGGTACTGTGCTTTCTTCATATCACTGTACACACCAATTCCCAAGTCACCTTGTTCAGTGACACTACCAGATTCAATACAAAACTTTCCAGTAGTGTCTAATTTAAATAACACATAGGCATCTACATGTGTTTGTTGTTCTATGGGTTTCATCTTTGTTGTACAATGTAACTGTTACCAGAACTCTTTGTAATGCGTACAATCTTACCGCTGCTTGCACTACAAAAATCTGCACGAACTGTGCCTGCTGGCTTACCTTCTAAGATACATGGGTCGCGGTCATTATAGTGTTTTGCTACAGCAACGAACGCATCCGAACCCGGCCCGAAACCAAAAACGCAATGACTTGTGCATTTGCTTGCACAACCTGACAAAGCCAGGACACTTGTCAGGATGATTAGTATTTTAACCATGATGCTTTTGCTTTCTTGTCAAGTTGCTTGACATATTCTAAACTACCTTGACTGTACCGACTATTGATATCAATAGCATATGCTTCTTTGATTGCCTTGCTAGCGTTTGTTACTGAAGTCTTAACAAAGAAATTCAAATCAAAATTGTCTGACCAATCTTGTTTGTCTAACACAACTACCGGCATGTGACCTACACATTCAACAAACGCAAACGGATAGTTTTCAATCAAACTACAATTGAATGACACTTGGCAGCTTTTGATGAAATCAGATTTTTCTTTACCAGTAATGCCTGTGCGAATTTCATAGTCAGTAATTCCCGCATCACTAAATGCTTTCTCAAACTTCTTTGCACCATTCGCATTAGTCATAACTTTGCAAGGTAAACCAGTTTCTTTCATAACTTTAATATATGCTTCTGGATTCTTACCTGCTTCCCAACGACCAATGAACAACACACCACTTCGTTCTTCAAAATTCTCAGTTAGCAAGGTTCGTTCGCTCATTGGCATCGGTAACACTTCAACATGAATTGATCCATTCTCAAGTAATTTCTTTTTATTTCTTTCTGATTGTGTTCCCACAATCATATGGTCTACTTTGAGAAAGATGCCAAAAAAGTTGTGGTAAGCAGGTAAAAATACATCATGCACATTTGCATCTGGATAAATCTGCTTATACAAGTGTGTGTACAAAATCACTTTTGTTTTTGTATCAAGTGTTGCGATTGCCGCAAACGCTTCTTGACTATTGACAACAATGTAATCGTAGGTATGAACTTCAAGAAGTTCTAGTATAACTTGTTGGAAATTGATTATCTTTTCGTAGTTGACACTTTCACCATACATGAAAATCTTTTGATGTGTTGCATAACTCAATGGTTTGTCATTGTACTTGACAAAGACATTCTCTAGATCAGTTAGATCATATGCAAAATTGTTTGATGGTTTCTTGTCAACTACGATGTGTAATTCATTGTTTGACTCTTTGACCATTTCACTGAAACTTTTACAAAACGATCCAATGCCACCATGTGGTATCAGATGTTGGTCACTTATTAGAAATGCGATTTTTTTCATATATACTATTTAATATATGTTGTTTATCTTCGATTGATTCAAAGATGCCATCTGGTTCTGACATCGATACCACCTTGCCCAAATGCAACTCATCACGCAATAATGCTACAAGTTGCTCGGGCGTTAATTCATTTTGTAAGTACATACACAATGTACTCGGGAGATTTTTTAATGTCTTTGACAATCTTGGTCCAAGTCTTGATTGTATCTTTGCGCATTTCAATATGTTTTGGAAACTCTGCAAGACCACGCTGGTGACAATACTCATAGGCACCTTTGTAATTGATGGGATCAGCCATCAACCATTTCAAGTTTTTAACCATTTCTGCTTTTTCTTTGCGCATCTTTTTGAGTAAAAGATCGGCACCTTCTAGAATTGTAAGTTTGCTTGAACCAAGACAATTGTAAAATTTAGTACCCCGTGTGTAATTGGAAAGCATTGTGTCAAGCCGATAACAATAACCACTATTGTTTGGTGCACGATTGCAAAATGTCCATTCGTTTGTGTCAGGCGAATAAGCGATTTTCTTGTAAGTTTTGGAAAGAATATTTGATTTCATGTTGAACTCCGTTTGTTTGAAAGAAGACTTATTATAGCACAGGGACCATTTGTTGTCTGTTGTATTTTTGCAACATTAATTATAATATCCAACTTTTAATCTGTACACTAATGTAGTACGCAATATTCCTAATGCTGTTGCTGCCGCTTGTCTATTTGAATAAGTTACCCCATTAATTGTTACAGGTATACCTGTCCCCACCGGGCGACCTTTACCTCTTATAGATTTAGGTTTAATTCTACGAGGAGGATATGTTCTTAATTTAACGGGTCGTTTTCTTTTAGATTGATCCTTTTCATTAATATTTGACCAAAGAGTATCAATACGAGTATTATCAAATGAATAAGGTCCAGTATCATTAGTTCTGCACATTTGATAAGGTTTATCATGAGAAGAACCTCGCATATCCCACTTTCCACTTTGTTCCCATTTTAACCACCAATCTTCAAAAGTGAAATGCCATGCAATATTTCGGCGCTTCGCATTTCCTTTTTGAGAATTATATGCTAATTTGATTTTTTTGTTCATAAGCAAATTATAGCACCGACACCATTTACCGTCAAGTTTTGGTATGTTGCGTAAAAACAACAAAAAACATAAGAAAAATCACCGTTATATTCGTCCGGTGATAAATAAGTCTGTGTGAAACTTTTAGAACTTGTGACGCACAGCTTTCTTAATCAGACAACCTCTATTAGCGTGGGGGTTGTCATCTTACGCTAAAAGAGATTGGAAGCATCATATTAAGAGAGAACAAAACAATGAAAATCAATTTAGTCGTACCGTTTGCTGATATACAAAAAGCCAAGAAAAAAGGTGCACAATGGAATGCCCAAACCAAAACATGGTTTGTAGAAAATGTAGAAAATATTTTTGATTTTATGGAATGGGCACCTGAAAGACTAAAGAGAGCGACAACAAGTGGGCCCCTCAAGCACCCACCTTTTGTGGTTACTCAACCCAGAAGCACTAGATTAAAGTCTAAAAAAAGACGATAATAGAACTTCAAAATAACTAATCAATAAGTCTGTATCGCTTCAAAGATACCGAGAATCTGTTCTGATGTGAGACAGTAGCGTAGTGATGATTAGCACTGATTTCGTAAGACTACCCCTCACCTAGTAGGGATGCTTTAAAGGAACAACTCATTTGTTGCAACCTTTCTTACGATCTTAATAGTAACAGATACAGTAATGTACATAAAAAATTGCCGAGTCATAGTAACAGCGATAGAGGGCTCGGGCTGTTCAAAGATACCCAATGATTTCAATCTTTGATATAACAGCGAATACGGAAACATCTCGTAAGAGTTTGTGTGATATAGTCAATCCATCACAGTAATTGTTTGAATCATTGTCGTCACTCGTAACAGAGCCTCAAGAATAACAATCTTTAAGGGAGTAGGTTTTATTATCTACTCGCCTGTGCCTAAGAATGATATAAGCAGTCCAGTAAACATTGTTCTTGTTTCTTAGTCCTTTGATTGTTTCAACAAAACACGAGCGACAGCGAAGTGTTAAAGAGATGAGCACTGCGAATCTCTTAGTAAGAAACAAACATATGACCCGCGAAATGTCTGAGGGTTATATGAAATCTCCAAATAATACCCTTAACAGGATACTTTGACCGAAATAGTACTAAGTAAATGTATAAGGATGATATAATGATTTATACAATACGATACGAGGTTAAGGTGACAAATAGCAACAATACATATTACCAGCTGGAGTCACAAGACACTGCATGGCTAATAGAGAAATTGATCAGGATCCAATCTTTTCTAAATGAACTTTCATTAGCAAAAGATCCTGATCTTAAGAGTTTTGTCAAATGGTATAGTGAGCCAAACAAAGTTTTACCATTCAGCACTCATTTCAAACGGCGTAATTCTCCTCAGAGTTATGTTGCTGGAATGCTGAACAATTTACTTTTCTCTCAACAATCGGACATAGTTAGCACCCAAGCAACACATCTGGAATATATCATCAATTCATATATGAAAATAGAACCATTAATAACATTGAACCTTCAAGTCCTTAAGGATACCAACTCAGTAGAGTTCAAAGAAAACATTTGGAGTTTCAAATGAAAACAGCATATGTATACAAATGGACACACATTCCTACACTTAAATGGTATGTAGGAAGTCGCACTGGTAAGAAGGCTCATCCTGATGATGGTTATATTTGCTCAAGTTTATTAGTTAAACCCATGGTGCAATCCAATCCTACAGAATGGAAAAGAGAAATCATTGAAGTAGGTACTCCTGATGAAATGTATAATTTAGAAACTGAAATATTGCAATTAGTAGATGCTAGGAATGATCCTAGATCATTTAACAAAACTAACAATAAAGGTTTATCTAGAACTGATAAAACGGGATCTGTTCATTCTGAAGAATCAAAAAGGAAGATGAAAGAAGCAGCCAAACATAAAATACCTAGAAAGAATTTTAATCATTCTGAAGAATCAAAACAAAAAATAAGTTTAGGTTTAATAGGTAGGGTTTTCTCTCCCGAACATAAAGCTCGCATTGGTCTAGTACATAAAAATAAAATTGTATCTGAGGAAACCAAACAGAAACTACGCAATAGTAGACCTGATGCCCATGGTGAAAACAATCCAATGTTTGGTATAAAACAATCTGATGAAACCAAAGAAAAAATTAGACAAAAGGCCTTAGGAAGAAAACGATCACCTGAAAGTATAGCAAAAGGTCTTCAGACGAGATTAGAAAAGAAAAGAACACTATGAAAGAATATCATTTACACAAAAGCCCGCTTCCAGACGGAGCAGAACAAATCTTCATTACATCAGCAATTCGTGATGAAGAAGATCAAACTATTTCAGTAGAAGAAATCTTTGTAGTCACAGTTATCGGTGACAAAGAAGTCAAAGCACGAATTGATGTTCAAAATCTAATCAACAAGATTGTATTGACTCCGGGCGGAAACATCCCATTCGAAAACTTTGACAAGATGTATGACATACTTGACCCTGTTACGCCAGAACGGGTGCAACTACAAAACCAAGTTGATATGTATCAACATGAATTTGATCCAGAAATAGCAATTACAGACGATTTTATCTTTGCAGCAGACATGGCAGCTGCATGTCACGCAATTGACTTTGCTACAGTTATAGAGGAGTTACTAAGTGCAGATCCTACATGTAAAGAATAAAGTGTTCTCAATAGAAGAACTGGAACATCAACTAAGCAAGTGTGTCCCGGGCTATTACCAAGTAGTCTGGCATACAAAGAAAGATATCTACGATATCATGCTACATTGGTCGGGAACCGAGTACCGTGACCTATTTAAAGAAGAATTATACGCCTAGTGCCCAAAAGTCATATATAATAGTATGGCTAAATATGTAAAACAAACTAACAAACCAGCAAAACCTCCACCCGACTTTGAAATCGAGTGGATTTCCAACAAGCCCGGTCAACACAATACTCAGAAGTTTGATAGACTCCAAGCCATTCATAACACCAGACAAAGAAACATATTGAAAACTATGACTATACCTAATGAAATCCCACCAGTAAACATCACGACCATCTATGCTGTGAAGCAAAAGAAATGGGTCATGGTAGGACATAGGTGTATAGACTGCGGTAAACCCATGAACGACCCTGAAGTCATAAAGCATCATAGTTTGATATGCAAGAATGATAAAGAGATAAATAGATTAGAAGAAGAAAGTATTTTAGCCCGAGTAGGCAAACCTGCAATATTAGCAGAACTACCCGATGACTTATTAGACGAGGAATAAAACATATGCCAATACAAGCAATTATGATCAAAGGTGAACGCTATTATCGTTACGGCGACACAGGTAAACCCTACAAAAATCGCAGAGATGCAGAGAAACAAGCAGCAGCAATACATGCAGCCGGCTTTGCAGAACCAGTTAAGAAAGACCAAAAGAAATGACTTTACCTTTTACAAGACAACAAGTAAGCACTACTGAAAGTGCAATTAACTATGTAAAAACAGCAAGCAAAACAGACTTTGATGTTTTCGCAGATTGGTTTGTCAAGGGCAGTTCAATTTGGACGCTACCAGCTGGACACAAAGACGCTGTGCTTGCAGCAATAGAAACAAGAAAGACAAGTAATGACTAATAACAGATATGTACTACAGAACGGACCAGACGGAGTAACCTGGTGTTCTCTACAACCCTTAATGCTTGATATCAATGAGAACATTTGCAAGTTAATGGACATTGATGTCAGTGAACTAAGTGAAGAAAACAAATATGTCTTTGAAATGAAGATTCTAGGACTTAAGACAGTGCATCAGTTTATCGGATCACTTGTACAAGAAAAAGACCTAGAACTTATGCGTGAGAAAATCGCTGAAGAACAAGGAGCAATGCATTGAAACTTACACAACCACCAAAGCAATGGATTGATCGTCCAGACACATCACGGATTAAGAATTTCGAGCATATGTCGGCGGAGTTATCCAAGTACATGACTGAAATGGAAATTGATGCTGTGATCGGATTCATGGAAACAATCAAAGACAGTAAATGGGATATCAATCCCTCAGTAGAAGATTGCAAGACTCAAATGGACATTATGTTCGGTAGAGATCGGATGAAAGAACTTATTGTATCATGGAGCAAAGACAATCAGAAACTTACATCAGTCTTTGGTAAGTTAAGATACATGAACAAGAAAGATAAATCAGACAAGACGCTCTATGACGGATTGGACCCAGAAGACAATCCCGATGACTGGGAGAAGATTTATGTCTAGGATCATCAGTGAACTTTCTAAGAACATCGTCCGCACTCAAGTGAATGACAACATGGAAAATTTACTTGATTTAGCACATGATGAAGTAGCCACGGAAAAACAATCAGAAAAACCAAAGCGTACCTACAAGAAGAAAGCACCAACTAGAGGTGGCGTAAGAGCAGGCTCTGGTAGACCTAAAGGTTCCACAAACAAGATTACATTAGACAGTCTTGTTGCAAGTATTGACAGTGCAGTTGGCATGAGTTTTGAAGAACGATTGGCAATGAACTATAAAGATGCAATCGACCGTGAAGATTGGCATTCAGTTAAAGACTATGACAAAGCATTTCTAAGTAAAATAGTAGCAGACAAATCAGAATTAGATGTGACCAGTAACGGTCAGACTATGAATGTAGGTTTCACTTTTCCAGCAATCGAATTAAAAGAATGGAAGAATGAGACAAATTGAGGTACCGTTGTTTGGCGAGCAGAACACAATTCTAGCAGATTGGCTCACAACTGATAAGCACTCTGTGGACATTGTGCCTGTTGGAAGTGGGAAGACATTCTTGGCAGCGATTGCGCTTCCAATATTCGCTAGTGATTCTCGCTATCACAAAGGAAAGGATATAATCTATAGTGCCCCAACAGGTGCCATGATTAAATCCTTGATATGGGAGCCACTGAAGAAAAGTTGTATCAATCACTTTGGCTTAGTGGATGGAAAAGATATTAACAATTCAGAGCTTACGATTAAGTTTCCGAATGGTGTTTTTATCAGATGTAAGTCAGCAGAGCAGAGAGAAAACTTAAGAGGTCTTAATGTTGGCGTTTGGGTAGCAGATGAAGCCGCACTTTACACACAAGATACATTACAAGAGATTACAAACCGTCTTAGACCAAAGGTAGGGCAACCAGACACATTCGGTCGTCTTATTGTAATTTCAACACCCAATGGTGCAGGTCCACTGTACGATTTATTTCAATTGGCAAAAGAGATGCCCTCTAAGTATATCGTTCGGCACTATAATTACATTCAAATGCGTGCCGGCAATAAAGACTTTATTGAAGAACAAAAGCGCATCATCAGCCCATTGAAGTTTCAACAAGACTATATGTGCAGTTTTGAGAATGTTGCAGACCAATTCTACTATGCCTGGGACAAGAACAAATATTGCAAAGAGATAGTTGATACCAGTTACGATCTGTACACATTTCACGATTTTAATAAGCGTGTTATGTGTGCTACAGTTGCACAAGTCAAGAATGCCGGAACATTAGGTGGCACGATTGAGATTCTTAAAAGTTATGCTATCAATGACTGTTCTACTGAGGGAATCGCACAAGCAATACGCATAGACTTTCCTAAGCGTAGAATAAACAGCGTAATCGACATGAGTGGCACGCAAGTCAATCGTGACACTACATCAGAGTTTGGTGTGACTGACAGAACAATCATGGAGAAGTATGGATTTACAATCGTTAATACAAGAAGGAGCAATCCTCTTATTTCTGACACTGATAATACTTCGAACGCTTTTATAGCAAGAGGTGGATTAGTCGTGCGCCCCGATGACAAGTTCCTCTTAGAAGCATTGCAGACTTATCACTATGAAGATGCCAGTCGTAAACGATTAGTTAAATACACTGATCAAAAGTACGCACACATCGACGGATTGGGAGACTGCATAAGATATGGGATTCATCATCTGTTTCCAATTACACATGAGACTCCAAACTTCGGTGAGTATGTTGGTATGGATCCAGCAAAAGCACGATTAGGAATGCCTGGTTTAAGTCATATGCCAGATAGTCCTTTATATCCAGGTGGACC